TTATAGCAGATTCAACTGAAACTATTACCAATTTTATTGCAGGATTTATTAGCAATAATGGATTAGTCTATGAATTAGGAAATGCCACTGAACGAGAACAGGGATATATTAATATCCAAGGATCAAGAGATTTGTATGGAAGATTAACAGACAATAATTTTTCTGGACCCACTGGAGGTTGGTCAGGAGAATTTTTTGCAGTCAATAATTGTTTGCAATATGGTACGCAAGTAATTATTTGTGGTACTGGAGAAAATCAAAATACAACAAGTCCAGTCCAAACTATGAAAAGTCCGGACTTACTAGTATCAGCTATTTTTGGTGCAAAGGTATCTGATAATAAAGATCTTATTGAAATAGCATCTGAAAGGCAAGATTGTGTTGCAGTCTGTGCTATTGGTGTTACTCAGGATATTGGAACCGACATAACCAGAGTTGATGCTCCCCTTGCTACAGATGGAGATAAATATACATTTTATGTGGCTGGATCGAAATATCACCTAAAGGATAATTCACTTGCACTAATAGCACCAGAAGTTAGTGAATTACAACTAACACCATTATCTGCGGATGCTGTTGGTTGTTTTGCAAGAACAAGTATAACAACCGAACCATGGTCATCTCCCGCTGGATTATCACGAGGCAGACTTTTGAGCGTGGTTAGATTGGAACAGGTATTAACAAAATCAAGTTCAGATACTCTATATGCAAATAAAATTAATCCAACATTGACTCTGCCAGGAGAAGGTACATTTTTGTTTGGTGATAAGACACATTATCAACCAAACACAGAAAATTCAAACTTTGCTCATGTAAATGTTACAAATCTAATAATTTATATGAATAGAGTTATTGGAAATGTTGCATTAGAATTTCTGTTTGAACTGAATGATGAAGCAAATAGATCATCATTTTTGGCTAGAGTTACCCCAATTCTGAGGAGAATTTTAAATTCTGGTGGTATTACAGAATTTTCTATTGTGTGTGATGAAACAAACAACACACCATCGGTGATCAGTGCGGGCAATTTTGTGGCAGACATTTTAGTAAAGCCTGCGAAAAGCATTCAATCTATCCAGCTCAGATTTACTAATGTGCCCGAAACACAATCTATTATATCTGGTAGTCCAGAAAACGAAGCGTAGGTAAAAGATGGCATCAGATTCCAGTTTAGGTTCATTCATAAATCAGTTTGAGGGTGGTAATAGGCAGCATCGTTATGATGTGTCCATGCAAATGCCAGCTGGTATTAGTACGCCAGGAGCTAATAATTTTAATAGGTTTTTTGTTCGTGCAGTAAGTTTACCTCCCAGTCAAGTTAACCCAATTAGAGTACCATATAGAGGTAGAATTTTAAAGTGGCCAGGAGATCGAGTATATTTTCCATGGACAATGAGAATACTTGATCAAAATTCAGGAAAAAATAGATCACTCTGGAATGACTTTCATAGATGGAGTGATACGATAAATGATCACGTAACTAATATAAGCAGTGATGACTGGAATAACTTTACAACCGATTGGACGATTAGCCAAATAAATACAAAAGGTGATACAATCAAAACAATAAAATTGATTGATTGTTGGCCAACGGTTGTCGGTCCAATAACATTAGACTCAAACGCCATAGATACTTTAGTAGAATTTACAGTAACAATAGAATATCAGTGGTATGAAGTAGAAGGTATCAATTAATATTATGGAGTTTCAAAAATGGCATTAGATTTATTTGGATTTAGTATAGGTAGAGCTGCAAAGGGTCAATCAGTAGATCCAACACCCGATGGTATGAAGAGTGTTGTTACACCAGACGAATATGACGGCTCATATATGTTTGAAACTGGTGGTATTCTAGGAACGTATGTTGATTTCAGCGGATCGGTTCGAGACGAAAATGCTCTTATTCAACAATATAGAGGTATTGCACTATATCCAGAAGTAGATATCGCAATTGAAGATATATGTAATGATGCTATAGTTATGGGTTCAGATAGAAAACCTGTAAAAATTAGCTTAGATGGTGTAAATTTATCAGACAATATTAAAAACAGGATATACAATGAATTTGATTATGTTCTTCGTTTACTTGATTTTCATAGAAAAGCGTATGATATCTTCAGAAGATGGTATGTTGATTCTAAATTATATTATCAAATAGTAATTGATAATGATGAGCCATTAAAGGGAATTCAAGAATTACGTCCTATAGATCCAACTAAAATTAAAAAAGTGCGAAAGATTATAAAAAAGAAAGATAACTTAGCACAAAAAACTACTTCCGTCATTGAAGGAATTGAAGAGTATTTCATTTACATTAATAAAGATAAAGATACTTCATATCCAACAGCCAATGCCGGAGTAAAATTAACAAATGATTCTGTGGTATATGTCAACTCCGGTCAAGTTGACGCCAATTCAAAACGTGTTGTTGGTTACTTACAAAAAGCAATTAGACCAGTAAACATGCTTCGTCAAATTGAAGATGCTGTGGTTGTTTATAGAATTTCTCGCGCTCCAGAACGAAGAATATTTTATATCGATGTGGGAAATCTACCCAAACAAAAAGCAGAGCAATATCTTCGTGAAATCATGCAACGCTACAGAACTAAAATGATTTATAATCAGAACACTGGAGAGATTCAGGATAGTAGAAATCACATGTCCGTGCTAGAGGACTATTGGCTCCCTCGTAGAGAAGGTGGTAGAGGCACAGAAATCAGTACATTGTCTGGGGGACAGAACCTTGGTCAGATGGATGATGTCGAATATCTTCTCCGAAAAGTATATAATGCACTGAATGTTCCTATAACAAGAATGGTCGCAGATAATGGTTTTAATATGGGGAGAGCCGCAGAAATTACCAGAGATGAAGTTAAATTTTATAAGTACATCGAAAGACTTCGATATAGATTTGGCAATCTATTCTTAAATGCACTTCGTGTTCAGTGTATTCTTAAGGGTATTCTTACGGAAGATGATTGGAATGAAATAAGTCCAAAAATTGAAATGGTCTTTAACAGAGATTCATATTTCACTGAACTCAAAGAAAATGAAATATTAACAAATAGGTTGCAAATGATATCTCAGATACAACCTCTTATTGGTCAGTATTTCTCATTGAACTATGTAAAGACAAAGATTTTAAGAATGACTGAAGAAGATGTAATAAAAATGGATCAAGAAATTCAAAATGAAATGCAAAATCAGCAATTGATGCCACCCGAAACGGATTCAGAAGGTATACAGGGATGACAACGAGAACATTAATCTTTAATTTATTACACGAAGAACTTGATACATTTAAAACAAATTTATATTCGTTATTAGATCAAAAGATTGATGATAGAAAAGCCATAAATATGGCAAAAGAAGTACAAAACTTGGTATTACCGAGAGTACATGAACGAACAGAGGAACTAGACAATAATATAATTTATGTACTAAAGGAATCAATTAAACAAAACAGCAATATCAATGTAATACTCGAAGATAGTTCAGAGGTTACATTAAAGCCAAACGACTCACAAAAATTTATAATGATGTTTGATAATCTAAATGAAAAAAATCAATCATTATTATTAAATCGAATTAAGAGAACAAAAACATATTTTGAAGAAACAATGAAGTTTTGTTCTAACCTAGAAAGGAGACATTGATGTCAGAAAAAGCAGAAAATATAATTCGACATTTAGTCGATGATAATCTTATTGATGCAAAATTAGAAACAGAGGGATATCTTAATGATATTCTTTCTAATTCAATTCGATCAAAATACCAAGAGGTATCACCAACAATCTTCGATGAATTAGAAACAACCGAGGAAGAGGAACTATAATGAGACTGATCACAGAAATGGTCGAAGATGTGGAATATCTGGTAGAAAATAAAAATGATATTAAAGAATATTATATCCATGGCATCTTTATGCAGGCAGAACAAAAAAATAGAAATGGTAGAGTTTATCCAATTCAGCACATTACGCCTGCAATAGAAAAGTATATCACTGAGTACGT